GTAGACAGACTAAATAGTTCAGGAACTAAATTACCTCTCTCTGCCAACCAAGGTAGGATTCTTAATGATAGGGTAACAGAATTAGAGAGTAAGTCTAATGTTGCAGTGCTTACACCTACAGGTACAAAACTAATGGAGTTGGTATCCAGTAGTCCTAATGTTACACAAGAGCAGTTGGCTGAAGCAGGTTTCACTCCTGAAATATGTAGAAGGTTGAATGCTGGAGAAGTGATTTACATGAGTGGTGAATGTGCTGGTTTTGGTAATGATGCTTTGTATCCAATACAGGGTATTGCCCCTAATTCCTCTCCTGACTTAGTACCGTCTAGATTGTGCTACTGTCACTATAGTAGTTATAATGCGGATGGCACTGCTAATGGAGGGTGCTTTACTACAATTAAGAAGCAATCCTCAGGTCAGTACCTTGTAGATTATATTAAGGTGTAGTATGGAAATGATGAAAAAGAAACAGGTTGTTGCTTCCCATAATAGAGAGCCTCTTATAGAGAATCTATGGTTAAGGGATGGCAAGTTGCTATACTTTGTCAATGGAGAGTGGCAACCTGTATTAGGTCAAGATTCTAAAGTAATTATAGAGTAACATGTTCACTAGGAATCAAATAGAAGAAATTAGAGACAAATTGGCTCAGTTGGGAGTCAAGGATACAGAGTTTAAGGTAACAGAAGAAGCGTCTGAAGATGATATGATAGCCATTGTCTCAGGTGGTGAGAATAAAATAATCCTGTTGAAAGACCTATTGAGTGAAGCAGCAGGTACTATTATTATCGAATAAAAAAAAAAAAAAAATGAAGATTATTAATTCAATTATGCCAATGAGTGACATAGAAGCACTGGCAGCAAATGGACAAAAACTAAGAGTAGCAGTAACAAAGACTTCCGCGCAAGGTAAGAGTGTACAAAGTACTACACCTAATTTAATGTCTTTCAGTACTGATGAAAACAGTATTTGGTTTAATGGGAAGAAGTATGGGGTGCATCTTTTTAAAGATAGCATCTATACTCTAAGTACTAGTTCCTCTCATCAGGATATAGTAAATGCTTTAAATGGATTAGATAGTAGTAATATAAAAAGCTTTGTAGATACAGGCGTTATAGGGGTTTTTAGACTTAATGAATCTCCAGATTATTATCAGGGTATTGTGATATTAGGCTATGTAGAGAAAGAACCTACACATATGTATTTATATATAACTGATAATTACTACAATACTAAATATATTTTAATCAATATATCTACTCCTGCAAAGTACGTGGTAGAAGCAGTAGAAGATAGTTCCTTGTTAAGGGAAGCTGATGTTGCAAATAGCCTAACCCTTACTTCTACTACAACACCCCTTTCAGCTGCAATGGGAAAGAAGCTAAATGATGAAAAGCTTGCAAAAACGGATGTAGTGAATAACCTTACCACTACTGACACTTCAAAAGCCTTATCAGCGGCACAGGGTAAAGCGTTGTATGACATGTTTAATGGGAACAAGATAAATATCAACTTCTCAGTTACTTCAAATTCAACAGATAATAACACTATAAAAAGCTACATGGGGAACATAAATGGTGCCACTCTTGTTAATAAGCTTACTTATGGTGCAAATCTGGTTGACAGTAGTAGTGATGATTGGGTAATTACTTTGCAGGAGGTAAGTGCTACAAAGGTATCATTTACAGGTATTAGATTCGCAGGTTTTAACTTATACAGTAAGAATATATCAGTTGCTATAAGTGGCAGTAATTATACAAATATGACTGTTACTCAGGGTAGTAGGCTTGTACCTGCTATAAACAATACCTTAACTTCAACTAGTACTAGTGAGGCTCTTTCAGCAGCTCAAGGTAAGGCTCTTAATGACAAAATCTCAGGTTTGGGCAGTGTGTATAGAGTGAAGGGTACTAAGACTAACTTATCTGATGTACTAGCCCTTACTAATGCAAAGGTTGGTGATGTTTGGAATGTGACTAATGCCTTTACTTTAGGTGGTAATCCATATCCTGCAAATACCAATGTTGTATGTATTACAGCAACTAGCTCATCTGACCACGATGAAGGAAATTGGGACCCGTTGGGAGGTACTGTTAATTTGAGTACTTATGTGCCTAAGAGTGATATAGTTGATAACCTATCAACTTCAGATTCAAAAAAGCCTCTCTCTGCTAAACAAGGACTTGCCCTTGCTACTATGATAACGGAATTAGAAGATAATAAGGAGACCTATCAGCTTCTCAAAACACTTGAAAGTGGCGCACTATCCACTCAGAGTGAAATAAATGCTATTCTAGGTCCCTATAGTAGCTTCAATGCCGCCCTTAATGCAGGTAAGGTAATACATGGAGTATATAAAGACAACACCAACAGAATGAATACAGTAGCATTCTCAGCATTCAATGATACTACTAACAGTAGGGTTAGAATGTTTGCGATGCTGAATAATTCTACCTTACTATATATACAGGCTACTTATAGTGGGACTAATTGGACTAGTGCTACCACAAGTGAAGAGTCTTTTAATGCAGGCATCACTATAGAATAAAAAAAAGTTATGAGTGCAATAGGTAAAGAGTTTAAAGTAAATGTATCTACCAACAGAGCTACTGCAATAAGTAGCTCTGCTGGCAGTTACCCTAATGTGTTGTATTTCCCTATAGATGATGATAATGTCATCATATTTAATGGGAACATATATGATTGGAATGCAAGTGTAACTTCCCCTAAGTTAATCTCCTCAGGAGACCTGAATACATATAGAGGAATTCAATATTTAGGTGTTTATTATGCCAATTATGGCAATAGTATAAGTAATAAACCTTCTGGAGTATCACAGTTTGCATTACATGTGCTCTTGGAGAATAATGACTCTTCGACTATACAGGTACTTTATTCAAAAAACAAGATATATACTAGAGCTTATGAGTCATCTTCTTGGTCTTCTTGGACTGAGATTGGTGCAGGAGGTATAACTTCTATACCTCAAGCTTCTAGTTCAGCATTAGGAGGTATAAAGATAGGGTACTCTGATAGTGGCAGGAATTATGCTGTAAAGTTGAATAGTTCTGGTAATGCTTATGTTAATGTACCATGGACAGATACAAATACAACATATAATGTTGCTACTGCTAGTGCCAATGGACTTATGAGTTCCAGTGATAAGTCC